GTCCCTGCTAAAGGGACCCGCATGTCTATCAACTAGTCGTGGGTTATATACCCCCGACTTGTCTTAGACTTAACCCTCATTTCAGGAGTTGGGAAGATGGTTGTACGTAACCGCTCGAGTGTCAAGGCTGATCCGAAAGGAACCAGTACTTGGCATTTTGGCGATAATACCCTACAAATCGGAGGCGAGTACCCCATCGTGACCTCTCGAGGTCACTGTGAGGACACCGTATTTTCGGCCGATAATGGCCCTTTTTACGTTGACGCATTCGAAATGACTGGGGGTCGTATCAACGGACACGATAACGCAGGAACTATATGGGAAGGCTACATAGCCGACGCATATAGCAACCCTGGCGATTTTGTCCATCATCAACCTGGCGATAGTCCGGATAATCTTGCGGCTGCCACTACTGGTGCGAGGATGACAAATCCTTCGCGCCCTCTGGTGGATGTTCCAGCCGAGATTGCCCAGTTGTATCAAGTCCCAGACCTTATCCGTACCAACGGGTTAGACTGGAGAGGGAGACCAAAGAAGGGCTTCGAAGAAGCGCCCTTTGGTATCCGTGGTGCGCAAGCTTATGTCGAAACTAAATTCGGCATAAACCCATACATCGACGACTTGATTAAGCTTCTTAACTTCAAAGAAGCGCTTAATAAGCGTTCCAAAGAAATTGAGAGAGCTAAGCAACGTGGACTAAAGCGTACTGTGACTGTCTATAATGGATCTGTCAACTCGGAAGAGTTGCCATGGTTAGTCCAATCGAACTTCGGATACTTCGTAGTACCGAGTCGATGGATTAGCACCGAAGAAGTAAGAGTGCACTGCAGATGGTTTCCATCTGCATCATTCTTTCCTTGGGAATCCAATGACGAACCTTTGATTGAGCAAGCTCGTAGGGCGCTCCTAGGCAAGACCATAGATATGGCTACTGCTTGGGAGTTAATACCTTGGAGTTGGCTCATGGACTGGTGCGGCACGGTCGGTGACTATTTAGTCGCCACCCGAAATGTCGTAGGAGTCCACCTCGGATCGGTTTCCGTGATGAGGCATCAAAGATCAGAGTACCATATGGGTTCCTCGAACCTAAACGGGAATGCACGTGTGCAGCCCTGTGTAGTTAAGAGGGATACCAAGAATCGTACTCTGTCCACAGTATTTCCTGAAGCTCATTGGCCCTTCTTAAACGAAGACCAAATGGGCATTGCTGCTTCTTTGACCGTCCTAAAGAGCAGTGATTTAACACTGCGTTAGGACGTCTGGAAGTAGCAAGGAGTAGAATATGAGTTTCGCGGATCCTGCAACGATCACCATCAATGGTGTCGCACATTCTTTGGTTCGTGTCAAGGTGGATCAGTATTCCTCGGAATATATGATCCGTTCTTCGACTGACGAACATCGAATGAACGTCCGGAATACGTCTTATTTGGATAAGAAGCGCGGTGTGACGATTGATCGTCACAACGTGGAGCTTATTCAGACGACGTACCCGGTCGCGCCGGCTACACTTTCCGTTATTCGGAGAGCGTATGTCGTGGTCGAGAATCAGCGGGGTGATACCCTCACTGATCCTCTGAATGTCGCTATCGGTCTCTTGTCGTTTTTGACGGCAAGTGGTGGTAGCGCCATCACCAAGATGCTCAACCTAGAGTCGTAAGACTTGCGGTTGGGATCCTTCACCACCAAACTGGTGGGGGTGTGAAACTGCATTCCGCGGCTTGGAATCACTACGTACTTGAAAGGGTACATATGACGAAAAGCCAAGCGGACAGTCTACTCCATGTTGCAGAAGGACTCCGTAAGGATATTCTTCTGTCGTGCCCGGAGCTAAAGGGTAGTTTGTCAAAAGACTTTGATAGACTTGCCCTTTATTGTCGAGCACGAGGGCTAGCGTTCTTTACGCTAGACCTCCCACACCTTGATTCCCTTTTAATTAGGGGGTTAGAGGTGGGGCGCCTGTGTCTCGAAGGACCGCTATCTCATGCGGTTTCTAAGAGAGTTAGAGTGCCGAGATTATTCTCGGGGCTCTGGCTGCGCGTGTTTGACAAGGACTCCAGCATAAAGCAGGATGTCGATGTGAACGCTATTCTATTCCTTCGGCAACTTTGTTGCCTTGGGAAGAAAATAGCCGTGGAATGCTCATACGATCGCACACAAGCGACAGTAAGGGCGTACCATGACATCGAAAGAGGACTTCGGGCTCCCAGTCTTGACTGGAGTTCCGACAGACTCGACGGCGAATCGGATTGTAGCCTTCTCCATCTTGGTGAAGGTTGCGATCCCGCTTGTGAAGTCGATACTCTCTTTGTTCAGGAAGAAGCAACCACCAGTGGTTGCCATTCCTGTGCAAGTGAGTCCGACCATCAAGGACTCGTCCGCCTCCTAGATCAAGTTCAGCAAGTAGCTGACTTGGTCTCGACTTCTCTTGGTCTATATGATCCCTTTTGGTATTCATTCCAGAAGGGTCAAGACAACAAGGGAATAGGCTTTATGCATGGACCTGGAGCTGTTGCGGAGCGGTTAAAGCCGCATGAGAAGTCATGCTTTCTTAACTGGCCGCAGAAGCTGCAAACTGTCTTTCCTTATGAATGGTTTGGCGTTGCCTCACCACTTCAAACGGAGAGACCTCTCAATCATGAGAGTCCAAGTCGTCTACTCGTTGTGCCTAAGACCGCAAAACGGCCTAGGCTCATCGCCTCTGAACCAGCATCACATATGTGGTGCCAACAGAGTGTCCGAAAGTTTCTGGTTGATCGGCTTAAAGGTTCATTCGTGAACCATTTTGTCGATTTCCATGACCAACGGAAGTCAGGTGACTTGGTGTTGCAGGCTTCCCTAGATCGAAAATTGGCTACCGTTGATTTATCGGATGCCAGTGATCGACTTACGTGTTGGACCGTGGAGCGTGTATTTCGGAATAACTACTCCGTTCTACGCGCCCTGCACGCCGCACGTACGAGGTACCTTAGAGATGATATCTCGAAGGTCCCAAGCTTCTTGAAACCCAAGAAGTTTGCCTCGCAAGGTACAGCTGTAACGTTTCCTGTTCAAAGCATTGTGTTCTTCTGCATCGCCATGGGTGTTACCCTTGACGGTGAAGTAAGTATCGATGCGATGCTCAGGTACCGTAACCAGGTTCGTGTCTTTGGTGATGATATTATTATCCCAAGACACGGGTACGAGCGACTACTACGCGTCATGGACGCCCTACAGTTAAAAGTTAATAAGGAGAAATCCTTTGTTAACGGTCACTTTAGGGAGTCTTGTGGTGTGGATGGTTACCTGGGTTACGATGTAACCCCGGTTAAACCGCTCACTGTAGTCGCCAACAGTCCGGCATCGTGCCAGGCTGTCATAGACAATTCCAACAATCTCTTTAATAAAGGATTATGGTATGCCTCAGACAGCATGCGCTCCTGCGTTCCTACGCGTATACAACGCGCAATTAGGATCGTGGGATACCGAGATGCCGGATACTCTGGGTTCACCTCTTACGTTGGAAGCAAGGAGTCACATCTTAATTCAAGATGGAACCCTCGCCTACATCGAACAGAGGTACGGACTTGGCAGCTTTCTGTCAAGTCCACTAAGAAGCCCAGAGAAGGGTATTCTCCATTGCTGGATTTCTTTGCCAGCATACACAGTTATGAGCAAGCTCGGACTGTGTCTCAATACGGAGATACCCGGAAGACCAGAGGTGGTCTTCATTGGGAGCCCCTTAGTCATCATGCTCAGCGCGACTTTGATGAATCTTTGCATCGGACTGGAAGAAGTAGAAATGCTTCCTCCGGTCGACAACGGATTACTAACCCTAGAAGTAGGGATAGGACATCCGGTGGATGTAATGACCATCGAAAATGCGCATAATGAGCGTGACGAGGTGTTAAAATCCAACATCAAGGATAATATCCATGATTATCGGACCTGAAAATAAGTC